CTGGCGTGAATGCTGGTAGAGGTTGAAGGGCCATAGGGTTTTACCAAATCCTTCTCCTGGGCTTGCAGCACCAGGTCTTCATCTGAGATACTGAACGCGCAGCTTGTCACCGCCCGTAGGCGCGACAGCCATGGTTATCGTGGCTGTGCCCTCGGTCACGGTATAGTCAGTGCCATACGTCATGAATAGCCCATTGAGAAAGAGCATCACGGACTTAGGCAACGGCGGGTGTGCAAGTGTGAACGTTCGGTTAGAGCCGTTGACCAGACCTGCTGGCGTCTCTGGCGTAGGGTAAATCTGCGGACTGAACCAGTTGCCGGTCAATGACATATAGTGCTCCTCATTCTTTACAGTGCGTGGCCTAAAACACCGTCACATTACGGCTCATTGAAATGCCGCCATGCCCCATATGTTGCTGGAGAAGTTAGGACTAAAGGACGCTGGAGTTATCGTGCTGGGAAGAGTCCCTCCCGTCCCCGAACCCGTACTCCCAAATCTGCTGATCCCTATCGTGTTTGCCGACGCAGCCAGCGCCGCGCAAGAACTCGCACAATTGCTGGTGACGGCAATCAGGTAAGTGCCCGGCGCAAGTAACACGGATGAGGTCATCGCCTCGCTCACAAAACCTGTAGCTGGAGCGAACGTGGTTCCGGCAATCGGGCCAGTATGAGCTAACAGCGATCCACTCGTGCCTGTCCCAAATCCGAGCGAATACACGCCGATGTCGTAAAGATTCGTGCCCGTGTTGTCAGCGGTAGTTATTCGCACTCCGAGATGGCCCAAATTGATGGCCGTCGGGAAATTGTACGAGTACATTGCGGTCGAACCGTTCGGGATCGCAGTTCCCGCCGTGCTATTGAAGGTGGCTAGGGGTATAACCTCAGCCGCCGCTGTCACACTGCTGCCGCATCCAGAGCACGAGGTCACAGTTAAAGCTCCAGCGGAAGTAACATTTGCGTTACTGCCGAGGGTCATTGTCGTTCCCGCCGCATTGACCCCTACAGTCATTGAGCTAGGGGACGCGCCATCACCATTGAATGTGATCCCGCCACCCGCCGACGCCGAGCCATCCAAGGTAAGATTACCCGCTGTGTTGTTCTGGACTCCGAGTATGCCTGGAACGCAGAATGTGAAGATACTGGAGCCTTTTCCGGCGCATTCATACCCTATCGCTATTTCGCTCAATACTCCGTCTGCTGACGCCTTCGTGAACGCTCCGATGTATGTTGATTGGTAAGTGTTTACGTTGTGCGTAACCCCATCGGCACTGAATGCGCCGGCAGATGCGCCTAATGTCACGTTGTTAGACGTATTCAGGAAAATCCCTGCATTGTTTCCGACGTTTGTGTCGTAATTACCGACACTTCCGATAGATCCCGCGTTGGTGCCTACGTCCGTATCGGCGACTCCATTCGGGGTGTCCCATGTATAGGTTCCAGAAGAAGTTCCAGTTGGAGCGGTCGCCAATGTGACCGAACATGTTCCTGAGCAGGACACAGACGTTATCAAATCCAGCGCCGGTACATTTGCTCCGACAAACTCGGAGTTGATCTGAGGATTTCCGCCGCTAGAAACGGTCACTGTGATTGGGTTAGTTCCGGATGAAAACGACGTTGTGCCGTTTCCACCTGCGACTGCACTCCAGATATAAGTTCCACCTGATGAGGCTGTCGTGTTTGAAGAAAGAGTCAACGCATACGGGCCGCTTCCGGACACGGCTGTAATAAGCGTTCCGCTTGCAATCCCGGTGCCCGTCAGCATTTCTCCCACGAGGGGTGCGCTGCCTGAGGAAAGGGCCATTGAAATCGAATTTGTCCCTGGCGAGAATGTGGAGGTACCGCTCCCGCCAAAATCTCTCTTGTCTCCGGCGTTATAACCTGCGCCAAAGAAACTGTAACCAGTTATGTTGGAGTAATCGGCATAAGGCCCGAAAGCCGTCCAATAGCTTGCTGCGACGTTGGAGTACCCGGCGAATGGGCCGGCAGACGTGAAGTAGCTCCCAATGGCATTGTTATACGCAGCCTGATTGCCAAGAGCGGTAAATGCGTCTCCGCTGATGTTGCTGAACGCAGCTTCATACCCACTCGCGTGGCAAGTAGAGCAGCCTGTGTTGTTGTATAGAGCGGCGTATGCCTCAGCAAACCAGCCATTGCCGCTTATGTTCGATGCTCCGGCGTTAGTTCCTCCGGCAAAGTAGTAATTTCCCGTCGCGTTGATAGCCGCGTTTGCAGCGAAAGCCACCGTGTCAACGCCGTGCAGGTTGTGTGCCGAAGCCTCATACCCGCAGGAGAAATTTGAGCCTCCATCAATCTCCTGATTCAGTGAATGGTAGCCGCAGACCGTATTGCCATTACCGGAAGTGGCGCTTGCATAGGCCGAAACACCCGATGCCCAATTAAACTGCCCCACGTAATTGTTGATTCCCGCGTCCATTCCCTCGTAGAAGTTGATCTGGTCGCCGAAGGTGTTGCCGGTCGAATAGACGTACCTATTACCCAGCCAAGCCGGTTGGGTGGCCGCGTTAGCCGATGCAATCACTGTGTTGGTCGGGGCTAAGTAGGAAGTGCCAAGACCGGCATTTTGAAGCATCCACTGATAGACCCAATTGGCGATGTCCGTGTATCCGGCAACCTGGAGGTGAACCAAATCCCAGCCAGTGACCGATACTCCCGCCGTATGAGTTGCCGCTGTCGATCCCGCGTATCCACGGATACAGCCCGTTGCAGTCTCCCCGGAAGCCGCCGAAACGTAGATGTTTTCGGAATCAATCAGCAGCGAGTAACCCTGCGCGATAGCCGACGATCCAGTGACAGAGAAGCTGCATGTCGTGGTAGTGGTGATGTTTGCCGACAGGTTTCCAAATCCCGCACTGCCAGGTCCGAAGTAGGCTCTTATTGAGGATGGAGTCTGGTCGTTGATATTGTCCTGTACGTCGAGCGGAGAAGACTGATTGAACTGACTTACCAACCGCTCTCTCACTTCAAGGAAACAATTCCCGGTCGGGCAACTCGCCGAAACCGGCCCATAGGTACCTTGGAGCGACTGGATCACCGCTCTTGCGCGGTCCATTGACTCGCCATTCGGTCCCCATCCAACCTGGTAGTTGACCTGTAAGGGCGACAAGATCACATACCGCGAACCAACAGGTAGCGAAGCCACGATTCCGGCAATGTCTGACAGCACAGTTGGCGGGCGGGTCAGGTTGTTGGTCCCGATCCAGATGATATTCAATCCTGCGGTCAGCGTACCGGGGTTGCCTAGCCAGTTATAACTACCAGCCGAAAGCGTTGAACCTGATGCTGTGCGCGTGAAAATATAGTTTGTGTGATCGCCAGAATCAACGCACGATCCAGCAATCCCATTGATTGAGCCGTTGATCGTCAGCGAAGTCAGTTCACTGTTGTAACAAGCGCGGTATCCAAGAATGCCACCTGGAACAGTAAATTCTACTGTTGCTCCAGCAGTTCCCGCCAAAGTGCTCTCGGTTGTTACCGGAGTCGGCCCCGCTCCCATACGAGCGTATAAATCACTTGATGTCTGTCCATAAATGCCCTGATTCGACACCGTGAACCCAGAAAGGTTGGAAAGAATAAGAGGGTAATATCCTTGATCTGCCGTTCCCTCGCCGCCCTGCGTTAGCGAGTCACCCCACGAGGTCACTTGCGCATACGGCCACGGTAGTGTGGTCGGTGCCGCGACATTTCCGGCTGCTGTCACCGTCGATCCTGCACCGCTGCCCGTCTGCGATAGGGCGCTCGCTGCGTTAATCGCGGTGCTCGTGCCGTTTGTGTTCAGTGGGATCGTGTTGACGACCTGGCCAGTGACAGGATTGGCAGGTGGCGTATTATTCACCCATCCGGATGATGCACACACGTATGACACGTTCCCGGTGATGTCAGTGTAGGGCATACCGTAGCTGGAGAAGCTCAGCGATACGCCTGAAGCCGTGGCGGTCGCATTGGCGCTCAGCGTAGCATTGAGCCCGAAGAGCGAAAGAACGGTAGTGCTAGCAGGAATGCCGCTGCCCGTTACGGCCTGCCCTGGAAAGATGCCAGTAGCTGAGCTCAAAGCCACTACTGGCGAACCGCTGACAGTTGACCCGGTTGCGGCTGAAGGGCAGAACTGCGTTGGAGCGCCGCTGCCGGTAGTTGCCGGCCAGTTGACCTGGCTTACCGGATTGATCTGCTGCGATTGTGTGACGGCCGAACTGAAGAGAAGGCCGAGGAGGAAGGCGAGCGCCAAGTTCTTAATTTTCACTTCGTCGGCCCTTTCTTAGTAGCCCAAGTGTGGTACGTTCGTACCTGTTTCGGATAGGTGAGCGTCTGGCTGCCGTCCTTTGAGTTCGGAATGAGCTTGAGGTCGTCGCGAGCTTTTCCTGGAGGCCCGCTGCGGCGCATTTTGTCGATGACGGAATGCGCGAGCGTGAACGCGCCTTCTTGGTAGGAGAGTGCAAGGCCATACTCACGCTTCCGTGCGTGCTCTTCGGACTTTGCAAGCGCCTGCTTCGCTTTATCCAACTTGGCCTGCCAGTACGCCGCGTCGTCATCAATGCGTGAACGGCCCAGTAGCGCGGCAGCTTCCTTGACGAGATCAACTACTCCGCGGTGGGTAGCATTATAGGCAGCAATTGCCGGGCCACCTTGGCGCATCCATTCTTGGCGCTCGAGCGTATCATCAATATCGTCATGCTTCTCATGGAGCTTCTCAGCAGCGGCGTTGAGGCGCTTTCCGCTGAGAGGCGCGGCATCACGAACAGGCTCCGCAGCAAGCGGGTATATGCCAAGTGCTGGGATAGGCTGTAAAGCGTCCTCCGCCTTCTTGCGAAGCGGAGTGAGCAGCCCGTAATACTTCGGCTCTACTAGACCGTTCCCAGTACCATCGGGCTTGTGCGGATCATGCACGAGCTTGCCGTTGAACGAGACGCACGCGTGATTGCCGCCGCGTGGACTGATGCCCTCAATAGTTCCCCACCCAACTGGCGGAGTGTCAAGCGGCACGCGGGTATACTTGAGCCCGTGCTTAGCGAGGAACGATGCGACGTTCTTCCAGTAGTCCGTGCCGACAGGCCGGTCGAAGTCCGGCACGCTAGCTTCTGGTACCTCGAGGATAGAAGCGAGGCACGCTGGAAAACAGCGCCCTCGCTCGCCGATGCGGGACTGATAGACGGGCTTCATTGAACTCCCGCCGGGCGCTTCAAGTTGCCAGTCTTCAGCCACTGAAGGAACGCAGACACAGGCATAGGCGTCCAATCCATCATGACATCCTCCCAGCGATGATGCCCCGCCTTGAACGCGTCAAGTGCGGCACGGCAAGAGGGCCAGTTCATGAAGACCTTGGTCTCGTCGAACTTCTTTGGCGACCCAGGCACGGATTGGTCCATGAGGTACACCCAGCCATTGTCTGGCCCCTTGCCGAGCGCGACGTCCAGCGAATCGCCATCGGCTCCAGGAATACCTACGAAATAGCCGTAGTCGTAGGGCATGACGGTCTCCCATCCCTGGCCTTTACGGGTGGATCCCTTCGGGTTCTCAATAACGATCGGCAAGCCGTGGACTTCGATCTCCGGACCGGGCCCGTCGTTATCACGAGCAATGGCCTGGTTGGTACCCTTGCCCGCGCTCAGTAGTGCGTACTTGCAGCCGCGCTCCTTGCAGCAATCCTGCTTCGGATCCAGCTTCGTAGCGCAGTTGAACCTGTGCATGCGCCCGTCACACTCCGGGCAAGTACGCCACTCCGGCTTCCCGCACCGCTCAGCGACGTAGTATTGAGCGTCCAAAGCCTTGCCGGGCCTCTTTATAGGCTCGCCCGATGCCTCAGATTTGCCCGTAGGCGCGTCCGCAGGCTTCAAACCGCCCTTACCCTCGCCCGGCTTACCCGGAGCACCCTGAAGCGACCCTGGAGCCGTTTTACCACCCGCGAGCTTATCCGTCTCCTTGAGCGCTAGCTCAGGCGAGCCACTGGGCTCAAGGGTCTTAGCACCTTCTTCGCCGAACAGGCCGCCACCAAGCTCGCCTTCAGCTTGCACGTCGTCGCTCAGCTTCTCAATGGCTTCGTCCGTCAAGTTGGTGCCGAAGCCGGTGATGTCACTTGCCTGCTTGATCTCCTTGGCGCCAGTACGCGGCGACATGATGCCTGTGTTGATGCAGACCGTCACCGTGTCGACTGTCGTCTTGGCGAGCTCCGCCTTCTCCTTCTCATCAAGGTCACGAAGGCTGGGGAAGTAAAGCTCCATGTCGTCAGGCACTTCTCCAAGCTCGCTGGTCGTGATAACCGGGTAGAGCTTCTCCAGCGCAGGGCGCATGGTAACGCTGGCCTCTGTACCGATGGTCTTGGCGTAGATCTTCTCATCGCCATCGCCGGCTTGACCGAGGCCGTTGAGCGTACGACCCCAGAGCAGAGAGACGGGCATCTTAGCCGCGCCGGACACGTCAAGCTGGAAAGCCTGCTTCAACTCAAACATGCCGCTAAACGAGTAGTTCGTCGCTGTCAGCTGTCCGTCCTTTGGAAGGATGACCAGACTCTGGTTAGACATTTGCTCGTTGATCTGCGACATGCGGTTGCTGAAGCCCTGAGCCGCCGCCTGGTTGGCACCAAGACCGCTCAGCAGCTGCGCCAGATCAGGCATCGTCAGCCCGATAAGCTGCGCGCGATAGCTCAAAGCAAGTGCGTTGCTTGTCACGTTGTCGTAAGAGACTAGAGCCTGGAACACAGGAGCAAGGACCGAAATGCCCCAGCCCTGATAAGCCGACTTCTCCGGCTCTGGCATCAATGGGCCGGTGAAGCGGAGGATGCGCGAACTGTGAACCTTGAAGCTCTTGCCGTCTTTGCCGTGGCAGCTATAGAACTCAGACAAGCCAAAGTCCAACGGGCGGTCAATGTCGTCGCACGTTTCGCCGCTCGGCTCAATGCCGGACCAGCGGTCGAAAACGCTGAGGCCTCTGTATGAACCGATCTCGACGTCGTCCAGGTTAAGCGGCTCGTCAAGCTGGTTCTCATGGCCCTTGATGACGATCAGCGCGCCCGCTCCGCCAAATAGACGGGCCCAGATCAACGCCTCAAGCATTTGGTTCTTGGTATTCGTCCTGCGAATGGCGCGGTCAATCTTTGTAATGTCGTCTGGCGCCGTGTCGCCAAGGATTTTTGGCCAGACCTTGATCAAGTCTTCAGCCGGAGCCACGACGATACGACGCGACACCCAGCTGACTTCGAACATGCTGAGCATCATCCACCAATTCAGTGAAATCCGCTCGATGTTATACTGTGATGCGCTCTCAAGATTTGGCGATCCGAGGCCTGTGCGCGCCGCGAGGTTGGCGAAGAAATCTTGGGCGAACGCGCTATTGGCACCCGCTTGCACGCCCATCGCGACTTCCTGGCTTGTCAGCTTTGCCTGTACAGTCCTGCGAGCGTCAAAGGCGCGCTGGTTACGACTCTTGTTCCGCTTACTCACCTGCGCGCCTCCTTATTCACTCACTTCTTCGCCGCACGTTTCTTTACCGCACCGACATACTGCACTTCGTCCTTAGCCGTACGGACTAAGTCCGACGGCAGCAGCCAGATGCACATTTCTTCCTGCACCGGCACCGGCTGAACTCTTCCCTCACCGTCGCCGATGAAAGACCAGAGCACGCGGTTCTCAGGGTCCAATACGGCGGCCAAGATCTCGGCATCAACAATGAACCCACATATCTCGAGCTCATCGGTCTGCTTGACTTTGATCCGCCGTCTTGGTTCAGGCTGAGACTTCTCAAAGCGAACCCCTTTGATAAGACGCGCCATAGTGGTCAGCTCCTTGCGTGATCCAGCGATGGGTGTGGCCGAACGCGCCGTCCGCAGCTTGGACGGTCGTATGAACGATCCATCGTCGAATGAAGTTGCGCAGCCATGACGGACTCGTCAGTTAGCAGCTCAATGATGCGACGCGTAGTTACTCGGTTTTCTTCCAGCCAGTTTAGCTTGGCGCGATCAATGTCGAGCTTTGCAGAATAGGCGGCGTCCTTGCTAGATGCCATGCCGTTTCGGTCCTTTCAGGTTGACTGCTTAAATCACTGGACGATGTATGTGAGCGCGCCGTTGATACCACCAGTTCCAGTAGACACCAGGCACAAAGCATTGCCGCTTGGCGTGTTGAAGTGTACACTCTCGCCGCTGAGGGTAAGCACGCCGCCCGTTGCTGGAGCATATACGCCCGTCAACGCCGTGGTGCCCGTGCCACAGGCCGACCCGGTACCGTACTCAAATTGAGCGGTAGTAGTGGCGCCGAACGAAGCGACAAAGCCGCACTGATAAACGGACTTGCCCGCTGCGAGCGCAACCAACTGCGTAGTGGTAGCGGTGCTGATGGCGACCGAGACGCTGGACTTTGCTACTCCTGGATTCTGGCAAGGGTCTCCAAGGCCGGGCGAGTTCACAAGGACGTTGGCGGGGATGGGCGAGAAGCTGATATTCAGAAACCCGGCGGTGGGATATGCACTGCACGTATAAGCCGCCACGTATGAGTCGCCGCTCGCGATGGTAGGCGCAACTGCGAAGGTCTGCACGCTTACCGCAGGCGTGAAGCTGGTCGTACTGACGGCAGCGGTCGGCGAGACGGCGTTATTCTGCTGGTACTTGAGAACTACTTGGCATCCACTTGGCGAGCCCGTGATACCGACTCCGGTGACGTTCAGCGTACCAGTGCCCGAGAAAGTGGGAAGCCGCACGGCTCCACTGGTGTAAGCGGCGGTGGCGGGCGTACCCGTAAGAAGGCTGACGCCCGCCTGGGCGGTGTACGACTGAGCTGTGAGTGCGAGAGGCAGCGCCGTCAGAGCGAGGGCTGCCAGCAGAGCGGTGATGAACTTTTTCATGACGCTGCGGTCTCCTTTTCGTGGATAGTGCGGTTGAGGTTTTCAAGGCGACGTGTGAGTCGCTCGAGCTTGTTCGTGATCTTCTGGTCAGCGCGGCGCTTACGCGGCCTGTCCATGATAGACTCATTGAGTTGGTTGCACGCTGATAGAAAGGCGTTGACTTTGAATTCTAGACGGGATCGGCTCAAGCAGCGAGCTCTTCTACGCCCGTCGCGATGGCTTTGAACTGTGGTTTGGTCATAGTGCGAATAGCTCCCTGCCAGTAGACTTTTGCAGGAAAGCTGATTTGACTGGCGAGCAATACAGGTTCGGCGTAGCAACGGCAGTTTGGGCAGCCGCCCGCTGCGTAATGGCCGAGCGTTGACTTCTCACCGACCAAGGCTTCCGGGTCTGGATCAAATCCCCATGGGACTACTACGCCGTTCATTTTCTTGTGCGATAGTCTGACGCGAACGTCCTCGCTAGTCTTCCAAATGTACCACTCAGCGCCCACATCTTCAGATCTGGCTTTCGTTAGTGCGAGACTTGTCTTCGCCGTCTCTGTCCGCGCGATAAGCTGAACCTTACTCTTGAGCAATTGAGGGAACCGCGTCCGCGCAATCTTAGCCACGGTTGAAGCCCGCGCACCGTTTAGCTGCGCTTGCTCAATCTCATGGACGAGGCGGCTGGCTTGTTCAAGCGGAACGCTCTTGATATAGGCGGCGTTGGAGGCGATCAGCTCGCGCATCCGCCGACCGACCGGGCCTTCAAGCTCTTTGCCGAGCAGACGGCGTAGCTTCTGGCTTTGGCCCCATTTGCTAGCAGCTTGGCGCCAAGTCTTTTGATTCAGCGTGTTCTGTGCCTGCACCATGCGCGTGGCAAGGAACTCCGCGGCCTCGTCAACGTCTTTCTGCTTACTACGTTCAGCGATAGCAAGCAGCCACTCTTGGAAAGTCTGCTCCGGCAGCTTGATGGGCAGCACGCGGCGGGCGAGCTTGCTGATGGCAGAGGCGTACTCGCGCTCGAGGCGCTTTGTGGGGCCGAACGTTTGTCCTTTGCCGGCCATAGGCTACCTCAGAATCTTCCTGTCCACTAGGCGCTTTGCGTCTTCACGTGTAGGCTCGTAGCCAATGACGGTGCCGGCCTTCTTGATCACAAAGTTTTCAGGCGCGAACTTCTTAATCTCATACCCTTTGTAGTCAATGCCCGTAGTTGGGTACGACGGTTTTCCACCGGCGTCCCTCGCCTGCTTGGAGGCAGGGTATTGCGGTTTATCACCGTTATATGACCACGGCTCACGTCCTGTCTTTGCAGACCACTCTAGCACTTTTCGCGGGTACCTTGCAACTTCGGCATCTGTAAATGTAATGCCTTTGATTGTCACACCGCTGGAGTCTTTGGCCCTTCCCTTGCGCGAATCGAGCACGTGGTCCTTCGCCCTGCCGACAAGGCGGCGGCGCATCAGCTTAAACGCGTCATCATCATTAAGACCTTTATTGAAGGGATCATCTTTGAAACAGTCAGCGTATGCTTGCATTAGCTGGCGTTCACTGAGCGTTTTGCTAATCTCTTCTTCTGACTTCCAGCGGTCTATATCCCTCGCTCTTCCCTTGCGCGAATCGAGCACGTGGTCCAGCGCACGGTGCAGCTGGGCTCTTTTGTCGGTGGTGATGCTGTCACCAATGGCGCCGCCGATAATACCCGCCAGCTTCGCACGATTGCTGGGCGGCATGCTAGCCCAATTACTATACGCGACGCTGTTCGGCATGCGCGCCTCAGCCAACCATGCCTGACGCTGACCTTGCGTGGCAAGCGACCATTTCTCCGCTGGTGTATCGCCGCTGTAGTCTTTAGCTTTCATCTCAGTTCACTCCTTTCAACCCAGCTTGCGCCAGGGCTTGTACGTGTTCATCGGGAAGCCAAATGTAGCGGATCCACTGGTCCTGCATCCCAGGATCCGGCTTCACCTTGGCGATCTTGCCCATTACCAGGCGGTGACGAAGCATGCCTTCAACCGGCACGCCAAGAGCCTTGAAGCGCTCGAGCAACATCTGCGTGTACTGAAACGGCGTAGCTCGACTGGCATACATAGCGCCGATGGTCTGAGCGTCGACGGTCAGGACAACTGGGCCCAGCGGCTCTTCGCGCTCGTGCTGAAGCACATCCCTGGTTGTAGCAACCGGAGGAGCGATAAGGCGGTCTTGGTACTTATCGGGGACAACGTAGCCTTCAGGCGCCAGGCCTTCGGGTTTAGAAACGTCCTTCGGCGGTGTGAAGTCGCTCATTGTCTTCCTTTCACCGAGCCAAACCCGGCCGAGGTCTTGCACTGCTTTACGACCTCAACACGCTGCTCCTCAAGCCAGACACTTGCTGGCAGAGCGCCGTCACTTGAGGTGGTGCAGGCTGGGTGCACGCGCACTTGTGGTGCTTCGTAAAGACCAGTAAGACGCGCAAGCACCACGCCCTCAAAGCCGCTGACGCGGTCACGAACGGTGGAACCTAGTTCAATCATGATGGGAGTCACTCCGGGACGTCACCACGTCCGAGGCTTCGGTTTGTACTTCGTCAAGTCCCAGCCAGACTGAGCGTTACGCTCTGCGTCGCTTGGACCCTGACGATAGAGCGTGTAGATCAGCGCCAGAAGCGCGGCGAGCTTCAGGGTGCGACTCATACCGCCATGCCTTGAAACTGCGCCAGAGGCGCGTCCTTGGCGGTGGTACGGGGGAACTTCGCTGGGGAGGCGTCGTTAGTAAACCCATGCTCCAAGCGCGTCGCCTGACCGTCAGCGCTGTTTGCCTGGTTAGACAACTCAGCCGCGCCGTCCTCATAGTCGCCCGCCTCAGGCTCCTTCATCTTCCACGCCCGGTCACTAGCCTTCCACGCTTCCATCGCCATCTCGTGCAGATCAATAGCGTTGCGGAAGGCTTTCGCTAGGCGAAGCGCGTCGGGCTTGAGGCTACCACTGCGAGACTCAATCTCTTTGAGGCGCTTACGCAGCACTTTAGCACGAGCGGCGTGGTATAACGCGCCCTCATCGCCGAAGGCGTCCCTCCCCACGGGGATGGGCGCGACGGTGTCACGGGCCTTATCAGGCTTCACGAACTCAAGTCGGTCACACTCCACCAAGTACGCACGTGCCTGCTTCTCAGTCGCAAACCACTTTTCCTTCTTCACTCCCTTATAGGGTCCAGAAGTGGGGCCGTTAGGAAGCGCACGGAAAGCGTCTTGGTACGGATCGTAGGCAACGCTGCCGCCCTTCACCTGCAAGTCCTGCGCCTTCGCCTTTGTAGGCACCGGGCGGAGCTCCTGGCGGTCGGTGGCTCTTTTTGCGGCGATGATAGCGTGCGCATCGACAGCCTGCTTGGCCGTGGTGACGGTAAGCTCATCGTCAGCGCCGGGTACCAGCTTTCCCTTTGGATCAATCACAGCCCATCCACCGGACCCTTTGGCTACGATTTTATAGCCTTTATACTTCACGTCTCTGTCAGCCAGTGCCATCTCTTCACTCCTCCGTCACGCGGCTATGGCTCCGGAGAGCCGCCAGTCATATTGGAATATGTCGTTCACACGCCGGAGGCTACGCGCCAAGGTGTGATCTTACCGTGTAGACCATATCTGAGCGCATCCACTTCATCATCGTTGACCTTGAGCGGCTCTTCTTTGCCTAGCTTTGCGGCCTTGGCGTCCCACGCATAGGCAGGTATGGCCTTATAAAGCCGTGGACACATGTCCTTGTTGATGATCACCTTACGCTTAGACAGCAAGGTGCTTACCGTGTGAATGCCTTCACCGACAGAATTATCCGCCTCAGAAACCCACAGACCTCTGTGCAGTAGCTCAGTCTTATAACTCGCCGCTTCCGGCGGTAGTATGACCTGGCATCCAGGATGAACCATGAACTTCTGGAGCGCCGCCGCGTATTGAGCGTCGGTCCGCTGATTAAGTGTTACGCTGCTGTCCCATACATCTTCACGCGTGACGTAGATCACATCCCCTGTATCGTAAAACTCTAGCGTCACCTGCGAATGGGAAACTCCTGGGTCAATTGAGTACCAGCGATCAACGTAGCCGCCCGCGTTCTTGAGCCATATCGGCTCCGTCTTGTTTGTGCAGGTGTTAAGATTGTCGTCCCACGCATCCTTCCAGATCGACCCCTCGGCTAAGCACCAAATCCCGGAGATATATCTAAGAGCGTAGACGCCCGTTTGCGAAGCGACGATAGCCGCTTTCGCTTTGGCAGAAATGTTCGGGTTGTCATCCAACGTGAAATGAAGGTTCAGCAGGTCTGGTTGAATAGCCGGTGAGTCAAGGAAGTCCGTCTTGAAATACGAGTACGGCGAGCCGGGATTCGTAGTGGCTGCAAGCCGCGCGCCATCTGGAGACATACGCATCAGCAGCTGTGCGAAGAAGCTCTTCGGCGCTTCAACGGCCTCGTCCACTACGGCTATGCCTACGGTGGACCCAAGCAAAGTCTTGTACGACGACTCGTCGCGACTAGCGAGAACAAACCAGGTCTTGTCGAATAGCGTGAGCTGGCCAGTGGACTGGTTGTACGCGAAGTTAGATCTACCGCAAATTTGCTCTAGGTCGAGCAAAATGTTGCGAAGCACTGTAGCCTTGCTAGTTCCGCAAATGATACGCTTGCCGCCGACCTCGTAGCGACTATACTGAATGATCATCTTCGCGCTGACAGAGAACGTCTTGCTGGAACGGACCGCGCCCTGAAGTACAACGTAGCGAGGATCCTGCTCCGGCGGCGTCATGATCCACTTCCACGCCTTCGCACCAAACGGCTTGACTATAGGGGCGGCGCTCATGCGGCCTTCTTCAACTTCTTAGCTGCATTACGGCGACGAGTGGCGGCACCTTTAGCGCCTATGGCGGCACGCTCTTCGGGCGTTTTCTTAGCCCAAGCGGCTGTGTTTGACGCGCTGAGCTTTTTGCACGTAGCGTCTTCACCGCCCCTAGCGCGCCGCGTAGACCACGTCTTTTGCCCCACCGCACTACGCTCCTCCGGCGTCTTCTTCGCCCACACCTTCTTGAACGTCTTTGACATAGCGGCGTAAAATTCTTCATCCGCCCACATAGCTGACGACGCGGCGCTGCACTTAGCAGCTTTCTCAGGCCCGCCACGACGAAGTTCAGGGTTTGCCGTTAGCGTTGCCTCGCGCTTCGCGATAGACTCAGGAGTGTGAAGGTGCGAAGATTTCACGCTTCGCTCTTCTTTTGA